CGCCCCCAAAAGCTGATCAATTCCCTGCGTAATCGCGCCAAGCGCGCCAGACATAGTATCAACAGCCACGACAACCGTTATATCGTAATGCCACAGCTGAGGGTAACGCTCCGGCTTTGCCGTAAAATGAGAGACGATAACCGTCCAGAAATTTCCGCCCCAAACGAGAGGAACCGGCGCCCCGGATACACGCAAAGCGTCAAGCGCACGAACATTCTCTCGAGCGTCCGATCCATAGAATGTTCCGGACCAGGAATAGTCGTCATCATCAGGGCCAAGAGTATCAATAACACGCGAGCCGCCTGGCAGCTTGTGAATTGCCATAGCTTGCGCGCCGCCGAGATGAATATCATGCGGCGTCGACCACTCGTCGAAGGAAATTCCGCCAAGGGTGAGAGTATCAGTGGCCATCTCAAATCAGCATCCCATTTTCTCTAGCAAACTCGATTGGATCTTTTGACCACTTGGTGCCATTGCATTTAGCACACAACCACTGAAGATTGCGCGGCCAATTAGAGCCACCCCGCACTAATGGAATGATGTGATCTATATGGCCCCTCCCGCGTAATTTCTTACGGCAGTATGCGCAGCGGTCTTTTTGAAGAGCACGAATAGATGCTATATCAGCGGCGGTGTGAGTTCCGGGCGCAAGCAATTTCCTCGCGCGTCTGTTGCGAACTCCTTCCGCCTTTTTGTCAGCATTGTTCTTGCGGTACTTGGCGGCATAAGCCTTTACCTTGTCAGGATTAGCCAATCTCCACGCGGCCGCCAGAGATCTTACCCTGTCAGGATTAGCCTTTTTCCACACTAGATTACGTGCGTTAATCTCATCCGGATTGGCTTTGTAATGTCCGCGTCTTTGGGCATTGTATTTATTAGCATTAGCCTTCCACCGTTCGGTATCTTTGGCTTTCTCCCTGTCTGCGTTAGCCTTACGCCACTTGGCATAATAATCCGGATCAGATTGCCGCCGCGCGGCGGCACGGGCCCTCTCCTTTTCCGCGTTGGCTTTGTACCACTCATCATAATAGGTTGGATTATTCTTGCGCCATTTGGCAGTACGGGCTCGCGCATTGGCTTTCTTAATCTCTTGCCGTTCAAGAGAATCTCGTGCAATTTTCATTATCAGAATATGGTTAAGCAGTGGCTGTTTGTCGATCTGCTCCTGCGAAAGTGTGATAGCCGTCGAAGTAAGCTGCACCTCGGCTATGCTCGCTCGACTTCAAGATGTGAGTAACACTGTTAGAGGCTATCATTTTCCCATCAAGATATACTGGGTTGTGGATGTTTGCTTGAACAGTCTGCTGACCCTTGTACGAAGGAGCATGCGGCTGGGTCGACATATATTTCCTATAGGCCCCTGAATTATACGTCGACCAGTCTCGATAACCACCGGCCCGCCGATGCATAGCAAGCGCAACCCGGGCGTTTGTCGCCGGATCGTACAAATCTTCGTTACTACTCAAGCCAAATTGTCGGCGCCTTTGAGGCCCCATCGCACCAAGCATGTTAATTTGCCAAAGCCCGTAAGAATTGTCACCGGTCCTAAAATTGGCATTATGCGCTAGAGGATTGCCGCCTGATTCCGGCTGAGCGAGTGCTGCAAACGTGCGCGCTTCCTCATCAGTTGCGCCTTGGGCTTTCATAAGATCATAAGCTTTTGCAACGTTATAGGCGCCCCCTCCGGCCTGGCCGCCATACGACGCGTTAATGAGACCGCCACCGCCTCCTAACCCGCCCCCGCCGAAGCTCGCCTTTTTAAGCAGGCCACCAAGGGTTGTGATCCAATCCGAAATCATCTGGCCGATACCATGAAGCCATTCCGCAAATTTTGTGATCGCATCCTTAATGGTGTTGAATCCTGTCGATACCGTATCCCAATTGAGCGCAGCTAATGCTGTTATCGAGGCGATCAACGCGCCAACCAAACCACCAACGGCCGCTCCTGGTGGTCAGAACAGCAGCCCAATTAGCGATCCTGCACCAGCTCCAATGCCGATGGCCCCAAGCTGTGCAAACAGTTTACCCAAACTTTGGATGAGTTCAGGATTTGAATTCGCAAGGGAGCCTATCGATGTGAACATAGAAGTGAGGTTTTTCATCACAGGCATCGCGGCCAACATGAGTGGCGCACCAATCGCCGACAACATTGACTCGAATTGATCGCTAAATGCCTTCTTAACACCTACCGGGTTGCGAGTGGTAAAATCCTGGTAAGCTTGCTCAAGTGGCTTAACCTGGCCCGCGAGTCCAAGATCTTTTGCTATCTGATCTCGGAACCCCTTATCGCCAAACATTTGTATCATCTTGGCGGCATTTCGGTTGGGCGCTTCCTTGCCTAGCATGTTCTGATATAGCGCTTCGTCGCCGCCTGCAGCCTTCATCATATGAGGATAGACAATTTCCTTAACCCAGCCCGGAAGGTCCCCCATATATTCTAGCGAGCCAAGTATCGCGCCCGGCTGAAGTTGCAACTTGCCACCGCCGAAGCCCGTCTTTGTCGTTTTAGACATATCCAACAAGCCGGCCTTTTCCAAAGCAGCCGCCTGTTGCTTTGAGAGAGTCATTGTTCCCTGCTGCAATTGCTGCAAGGTCTGCATAGCGGTGCCAGCACGAAAACCACCAAGATCCGCCATTGCAACAGCGGCTGGACCGAAGGCCTCTGGCTTCAAATTCATCCACGCCGTGCCGCCGGTCTTCGCAAATGTCTGGAAATCTTGCGGTGTCAACTTGCCGCCAAACGCCGTGATATATGAAAATGCCTGATCGGTTAATTGCTGTAGCTTCTTCGGATCAGTGGAAATACCTTTCATTTCCGCCGAACGCAGTAGCTTATAATAGGCGCCTGATTGATCGCTACCAAGCGCATTAGATATTAGCGCGTCAGCCATCATTGCACGAGGTGCAAGCGCTGCTGCCGCAGCCTGGCTACCAGTGACCGAACGAAGCTCATTAACTGTTTTCAGATATTCCGAAGCCGTCGAAGTCGGAACAGCCTTGGCTACTCGCTCAAAATAGTCGGCTTGAAGTTTCAGGACATCGTTAAGGACCACACCGGACCGCTGTAGTTTATCTTGCTGGTTAAGCAGCTCAGTTCCCTTGTCAGCAAGTTTGGTCAAACCAACAACAACTGCAGTGCCAGCCGCTGCGCCAAGGGCGGAGAAAGCAGCCTTACCGGCTGCACCCATTTTCTCAAAACTATTTTCTAGATTTCTAATCCCCCCTGAGAGCTTAAACATATCCTCGCGAATCACATGCAGAACGGGACTTATCGCGTTCATCATGCTGATTTTTGTGGCCATTTCGTAAAGTATAGACATGTGTCTGCCCTTGACAATTAATTAGGCGGTGCTTATATACACCACATGACTAAGAACCCGAGACTATCGATAACATTTACCAAGCGACAGCTTGTCTTTATTGAGCGGGAGGCTACTAGGCTTGGTATCACGGTTGCGGAGACCGTTCGCCGCATCGTTGATTTTCACATAGAACGCAAGGAGAAATCATAATGAAAACTTTTATCGCAATCGCGCTTATCTTAGCCGTCCTGCATAGCAGCTCATACGCCAAAGAATCTTGCCCCGAATTCAAGGGGGCTGATAAGGTCATCTATCATACATGCAAATCTCGTTGGCCAGACGATTTCCACATGCTCAAATACTGCATAGACAATCAGGAAGAAGCCCTTTCCGATCTAAAGAAAAGGTTTTGCAGTGTCACAAAGGATGAGGAAAAACTCTGATGACCAAAATGAGAACTTCTATTGCAATCGCGTTTGCGCTCGCAACGCTGATCAGCACACCAATCCGCGCCGGCGGCTGGTACGACGGATACGGTGGCGCCTGGCACTCCGACAGTACGGGGTACGGCGACGACGGTATGCTGCATTATGGCGGTGAGCGGCCCTACGGAAGCGAAAGGAGCGGCCATTTGAATGGGCACCGTCACCGGCACTGCTGGATCACTTACGATGAAGGCTATCAGATCAGGATTTGTCGATAATGCGCTTCTGGTTTAGTGTCCCATTCATCCGCCGTACTCGTATTGGCATCAGCGTATCGGACCGCGAAATCGCGCGAGCATTTCACCGTAATCCGCCAACGCCTACTGAAATGGAACAGCGCGCAATAGAAGAAGCGATAGTCGACGCAAAATCAAAGGCATTTGCCGCGCGCTGGTCGCCATGGGTAGCCTTTGTTATGTGGGTGATAATTTTGTGGACAATATGGCATGCGATCCTATGGCTTTTTTGAAAGAGCCTTAATACCAAGCGCCGCCGCTAAGCTCAAATGAAGGGAATGACTTATTTCCTCGTGAATTTCATGCTCCTTGGCGCGCGCTGCGCCGGCAAGAAATGACCTCGGCGGAATGCGGCTGGTTCCTAGTTCTTGATAGACTGCTATCTTGCTATTCGTTCCGACATAACAGGCGTGTTCGAGATCAACAACGGTGTGCTCGATAGTGTCTCTTATGTGAGTCCCATCTCGCAACAATGGTTCATTGGCTGAGTAGCCAAGGTGTTCGCGTTGCATCTGAGTTGACTCCGCAAGCTCCGGCCAGCCATAGTCATACGTCCCGATGACGCGTTTAGCTTCTTCCTCAACGATCTTGCCGGCATGCTCGAGTGCCTCGTGCTCCCACAGAAGATATCCGGCCTCAAACCCTGCCAAAGACGCTGCAAATTCTCCTATGCTATGAGCCACGTTCGTCCATATCTTTCCAGCGCAGTTGGCGCCAATCGAACTCGCCGCCCTCTAATTCGCCCATAATCACAGTCCATGCTATGACATCGGCAGTCATGCCGCATTCAACCATCGACCACGCAACGTCAAACGGGACACCGCCCTTAATCAAGCCGAGTGCCTGGCGGGTCGCGGTGTCCTCACTAAGTTTTTTGCTTCTTCTACTATATCGGCTGGAGGCTCAACGGTTGTCATGAGTTTCGAAAATGCCGTCGCGGCGGCTTCCATTCCTTCTTCGTCAAGCCGATCTAGGATAGCGTCTAGCTCTTCGCGGTTTTTGGGAAATGGTAGAGGATTTTCGTCGATCTCTCGTACATGTGCGGCTAGAACTAGACGCCAATTGCGAGGTATAGACGACTCGTCACCGGTATCCGGGTTAGTGACTTTCGTAACGCCCTGCAGGTCTGATGTGAGCCCTTGGATTTTCTCCATTTGCGACTGTTTTAGCCGCTGAACGCTAATAAGGCGCCCCCACTTGTCAGCAGATTTTTCTTTTTGCTGATAGCGAGCTGCACGCGCTAGAAATTCGTCGCTCTTTGTTTCTGTCATTACGCGATCTGCACCCTGTCAGAAGCCTTACCAGTTAGTGTCATCGTGACCGGCTTTTTACGATCAACATCACCATGATCTGAGAGGCGGAACACAAACTTAGTGTACTGGTAGTGTGACACTGTACCGTCGGGGTTATTGATCGTTTCGTTAAGATAGCCGGGGGACAGTGCCAATCCGGCATTGAATTGCTTGTCGAGATTTATGATGAAATTCTCAAGCGCCGGAGTTGTGCGTGTGATAGTCATCGAGATGGACCACCCAGCAGGCACATAATCAAACCGCGGAACGGCGTTATATGGCTCCGATGAGATATCGTGATAGTGAGGGGTGATCTTGACATTCTGAACATCGCCGAGATCGACAGTTGACGCTGTATTCCCGTCATAATAGATGAAGGAATAATCAACGCCAATGCCCATTGTT